TCACCGCCAAATTTAGAACTCAAAAAGAAATGGGGGGAAATTTGGAAATGAAAGACCTAGACACGCCAAGCATCATCGTCCAGTCAGATGCGTTGAGCATTGAGGTTCAAACTCAGCAACGCATGGCTGAGGCGAGGAATGCTGTTAAGAGACAAGCCGAGCGCCAGGCAGCCTATGACGCTTGGATAGATCCCGAGGAGATGAAGAAACGCAAAGCCGCTAGCGACAAAACCGCGGCCGCATCTCTTGCGTATTTGAAGGCAACGCTTCCTCAAGAAGATGAAGTTATCATTCCCGATCCGCTGCCCGATGAGTTCAAGGGCCAAGCTATGTCTTATATCAAGCGAACTCTCGCGCATAGACACAATGTCGTGCCGCGTCCTCCGATCATAATGGGCCAGCAACAGCTATATGAACTGCAGTATAAGGCAGAGCTGGCCCAGGCAGATGCTTTGGCGACCAGCCGAGCCGTAATCGAAAAGCACACGCATAAACTGAGTGACGAGGCGTTTGATAAGACGTCCTGCACTCGTGGCGCCGCGCCATTGAAAATCATCGAACAGCCTGAGCCTGTCGTCACTCCCGAAGTGAAGCTATCATGGGTCAAAAAGCTTAGAGAGAAATGGCGCGGATCGAAGTGAGCCATGATCTCGGCCTCAAAATCCTTCAAGAACTCGCTCGGCGCGCCTTACTTCAAAGTGAACGCGTCGATGTCCTATCAGACCCAGCCGTCTTTCATCATCAGCGTAACTTCATCATTGACTCAGCTAAGCTAAAGACGCTGTTTTGCACCAGGCGCAGCGCTAAATCCTATACCGCCGGCATCTATCTCTTGAAAGAGGCGATCGAAAATCCTGGCTGCAACGTTCTATTCATCGGCCTGACTCGCGCCTCTGCTAAGGCGATCATCTGGAAAGACATTCTCCGAGAGCTTGACCGGAAACATTCGCTTAAGTGTCGATTCAACCAGACTGAACTGAGTATGACGCTTCCGAATGAAAGTGTCATATATGTCACCGGTGTCGATGCTGACGAATCGGAGATGAACAAACTCCTCGGGCGGAAATATCGCTTGGTATGTCTGGATGAAGGGTCCATGTATACCATCGATTTGAAGAACCTTATCTACGGTGTTCTTGGGCCAGCCATGGTGGACCCAAATGCTGGGGGCATACGCGGTACTATCTGCATGATGGGAACAGCATCCAACTTTCCCCGTGGACTTTTCTATGAAGTCACAACAGGCAAGGAACCAGGCTGGAAGCTTTTCGAGTGGACCGCTCACGATAACCCCCACGTGGCCAAACAGTGGGCCGAAGCTCTTGAAGAAATTAAGGTCAACCGTCCATTATACATGGATACGCCTCAATTCAAACAGTGGTACCTCAACCAATGGGTAGTGGACGAGGAAAAACTCTGCTACCGGTTCAGCGCCGAGCGCAATCTAACCAAAACCGTTCCGCATCTGCCGCATGATGGCTGGGCTCGAGTGCTTGGTGTCGACTTAGGATGGGAGGACGATAACGCTTTCGTCCTGACGGCCTACCATTTGAATGATCCGCACTGCTATGTGCTCAAAACTTTTGCACGCAAGAAGATGACCTTCGATCAAGTCGAACAGAAGATCTTCGAGTTCATGGGTGACTCTGAGCTAGCGCCGCACAAAATCATCATCGACGGGGCTAATAAGCAGGGTGTGGAATCCATGCGGCAGCGCTCCTCGATACCGTTCGAGTATGCCGACAAGCAGGACAAGGTCACCTTCATCGAACTCTGCAATGGCGATCTCACCCAGGGCAAAATCCTGATCGTCGACAAGCCAGAGAACCGTGGCCTATGGGACGAAATGGCTTCGCTGGTCTGGCAGACTGACGGCGAGAAGATCCGCTACCCAAAGAAAGAACATCCGGCCCTCCCCAATCACCGTTGCGATGCATTCCTCTATGCTTGGCGGTGCGGTTTCCATTTCCACTGGACTCAGGCTACGCCAAAAATCCCAATCGGTTCCAAGGCTTGGTACGATAAGCAGGCCGAGAATATTTGGGAAAAAGAGCGCGAGAGGATGATCGAGGCCACTGAGAAGCCGCTTTGGCCAGAAATGAACCCCGATTGGGGCGAAAGCTGAGCATTTCCACCCTATATGAAACCATTTCGATCAAAAACTGATACGATCGGGGTCATATATGCTCCCATACCTCAAGAATCGCGATGATGGCGTAGGCCAGGGCCCCGTCGAGTCCATTCAGCGCAAGCATGATGAAGATGCTGGCTTCGATATGCTCGACGCCGTGGCCGAGGACCTTATGGATGCCATCGAGCGGAAGGATAAGAAGCGTCTCCGGGCAGCCCTAGAGGCCTTCGCGGACCATATTCAATCGACCGATGAAGTTCAGGACCAGCAAACCATGGAAGGGGAATGACCGTGACGATCAACAGCCTGCAGATTAACTCCAGCACTCCTATCGCCGGCCTCGGGACTCAGACATGCAACATCGTCACGGCGGGGACTTATACAGTCCAGTTCAGCATCACGATCCCTTTTGTCCAGGGTACCTCGGCCAACTCCACGTCAACGGTCGGCCAATCCGCCTTGCAAGTTGTGGTGAATCAGAATGGGACGCCTCTTCTGACTGTTGGCGGTTCTGCGACCAATCCGACGCCAACTCAACCATCCCTTAGCGGCGCGATTCAGATTCTGTGTGCAGCCACTGATGTGATCACCGTGGTGCTGACTTCGGCGAATGCCGTCGACGCAGTTCCAAACGCAGTCAAAGGTATCGTTAACGTGTTCCTTGGCCCAATTTAAGGAGTGACAGAAATGGATGCTGGAAAACCATCTATGGCTATCGCTTATGCGATGAAGAAACGCGCTAAGAAAATGGCAATGGGCGGCGAAGCCGAGGAGAAGATGGATTACGATCCAACTGAAATGCCTCGTGACAAAGAAAATGAAGCCGCGGACATGGAAGATGATGACATGATCGAACGGATCATGAAATGTCGGATGATGTCTAAAGGCGGCCAGGTCGCCAATGCTGAAGAACGGGATGTTGAGTTTGCTCCCGATGAATTCGACGATCTAGCGCTCCGCGACGATTTGGAGTCTAGTTATACCGGCGCCAATAGCGGCGACGATGATGGCAACATGGCTCATGATGAAGACGAGCGAGACATCATCGCCCGCATCATGCGTTCGCGCGCCAAAGGCGACCGGATGCCGAGGCCGGCCTAATGGACGTCGCATTGGGCTTAGTCTGGGGAGAAATGCTCCATTTCAATGAGCATGGCGAACCAATCACAAAAGAAGAATACGAAAATCAATGTCAGAAAGCCAAGCCGATCGCTCGAATAAAGAGCGTAAACCGAGAAACAAAAGTCATAACGATCGAAGCAATTTGATCATGGACCTGAATGACCTTCAGAAGTTTCTTAAGATTTGCCGGAAACAAGGCGTTTCTAAGATAGCGATTGAAGGCATTAACATCGACTTTGCAGAAATCAAGAAAACATCGGACGCGCCCTCAGATGATGGGGACGTGCCCGATGATCCTGTTAACGACGTCCCATCCGACGAAGAGATCATGTATTACAGCTCAAATGCATCGGCTGTTCTGGGAGATTTCGGATGAAAATCACCAAGGGCAAAGGTCCTGTCGACAAAATTAAGATGAAGACGAAAGCCATCGACGGCTCTCAGGCTATGTCTACTTTGCCCGAATGGTGGAAAGCTGAAAATGAGCAGCAAACGTCTGAAGAACTGTGCGGCACCGCGACTTACTTAAAGACGAATCAGCAATATCGTCTGAGGCAGATATCCGCTGCCATCAGGCTTTATTGCAATTTGTCTGTCTATAATTACGCCGGCTCAAATATGTCGAAAATGGATAAGAGCAAAACTCTTCCAGACGACAAGCCAACATACAATTTAATTCAGGTTGGCGTAGACACGCTAATCTCGCGCGTTTGTCAGACGAAACCAGCCCCAAAGTTTCTTACTGATGGCGGAGATTATAAAGAGCGGCACCTGGCTCAGCAGATGAATCGCTTCATCGAAGGTGAGTTTTATCAGGTAAAAGCCCACTCAAAAGCCAAGAAAATGTTCCGCGACGGCCTTGCAACGGGAACCGGTTCATTGAAGGTTATTGAAGGTGACGACGACAAGGTGCAGGTTGAACGGGTTCTGCAGTCAGACCTTTATGTCGACGACAACGACGCCATAAACGGCGAACCTCAGCAAATGGTGCAGCTGAAGCTAATGGACCGCGACAAGCTTATTGCGCGCAATCCTGATGCGACGTTCTTACATACGACACCGCAGTCCTACCCCGACAACTCGCCTGATTCAGCCATGACAACCGCCGATCAGGTCATGGTGGTTGAGGCCTGGAAACTGCCTAGCGGTTCTGATCCAAAAGAACCGGGCTACGTTCCTGGGCGACACGTTATTGCGACCAATAACGGGGTTCTGCGTGACGAGGAATGGAACAAACCAAAGTTTCCGTTCGTGTTCTTCCACTACCAGGACCCATTCCTCGGGTTTTGGGGGAAAGGCGTCGCGCATCAGCTGTTTGGCACTCAAATGGCGCTTAACCGCATTCTTCACACGATCGCCAGCGCGATCACGCTGGTCGGCGTTCCGCGC